CCTATCAGCGGGCACACCGCCGTTGCTTTGGACTCTGGCGGGCTGCTGGTGTACGCCGACTGCACCAACCCCGCGCACATCGGTGCAGTGCAGGGTGTAGTGGGTAACGCCTACAGCACAGGCGATCTGGCCGTGGTGCAGACGGATTTTGAACTGGTGCACGGCGGTTGGTCGTTTTCTCCAGGCGCTGTGTTTGTGGGCGTATCCGGCGCCCTGGTGCAAGTGCCGCCCCCAGGGGCAGTGTTTGCCCAGGTCATCGGCTACGCGCTGGCACCAACGCGCATCCGTGTCGATGTTCAACCCCCCATTGTTTTAACCTGAAGGAGCGCAACCATGGCCGCAAAGAAATTCCTACGCCTTGTCAACGGCGTGCTCACTGAAATCTTCGGCGTGCAGACGTCGGCAGGCGCTGGCAACGCTGGCGACCTCGTTTCGCTGGATGATTCTGGCCGGATCGACAACAGCATGATGCCGGTGGGCATCGGCGCCGACACGGCCACGATCACCGCCAGCGAGACACTTGCTGCTGGGGATTGGGTAAACGTCTGGAACAACTCGGGCGCCAAAGTGCGCAAGGCCGATGCCACGACCGCAGGCAAAGAAGCCCACGGCTTTGTGCTGTCTGCCGTGACCAGCGGCAACCCTGCCACGGTCTATTTCGAGGGCACCAACACCCAGGTAACCGGCCAGACGCCAGGTCCGGTGTACCTGCAGACCACGGCAGGCGCGGGCGGCGCCACGATCCCGAGCGCATCAGGCAACGTGGTGCAGCAGATCGGCGTGGCCGTGAGCGCCACCACTGTGAACTTTGAGCGCAGCACGCCCGTCGTGCTGGCGTAAGGGGGAACGAGTATGCCACTCGACACCTCCGTCAAACGCATCCACGAGAGCATGCGCGGCGCGCCGCAGCTCAAGGGCGCGGCCGGCACCGGCGTGGCCGTGCTCGACGCCTTTCTGGTCGATGGCTGGGGCCTGGCCACCGCCGCCAGCGGCAGCGTGAGCGCCGGCGTGTGCACGCTCAACATGGGCGTGGGCAACGACTTTGAAGAGCACTGCGTGGTGCTGGTGGCTGGCGCCACGCCCGCCGCCGTCAATGGCGAGCACCGCCTGACGCAGGGCGGCGAGACGATCAAGTTCGAGGTGCCCGGCGCGGCCGATGGCCCGGTGACCGGCACGGTGACCGTGAAGTACGCGTCGTGCGGCTGGGAAAAGGTCTACACCAACACCAACAAACGCGTGTACCGCAGCCAGGATGTGACCGGCAATCGGCGCTACCTGCGGATCAACGACACTGGCGCGGCCTACATGCTGGTGTATGGCTACAACAGCATGACCGCCATCGAGACCGGGACGGGCAACTTTGGCAATGCGCTGTACTGGCACAAGGCCGATGCGGCGAGCTCTACCGCGCAGCGCTACGACTGCGTTGGCGATTCGATGTCGTTTTTTTATGCGCCGTCGCCGTACTTCGGCACTTATGGGGCCGGCTACGAAATCTCCGAGCCCTGGTTTTTTGGTGACCAGATTTATCTCAAGCCCGCCGGCGACGCCTGGGGCACGTTGATCACCGGAGACACAAGCAGCCCCCCCAGCGCATACGGAGCGATTGGCTATGAGCTCAGCGGCGCGGGGCAGTATTTGGAGCGGATTGCGGCCGGCACGGGCGGCGCGGTGCAGACCTATGTGCTTCCTTGCACCCATCAAGTCCAGTCGGGGGCAAATACGTCGTTTACGGGCTTTGGCGACTTTCCTGACGCCGTTTCTGGGGCTCTGCGCTTGACGCCAACGTACACCAGCGATGGCTACAGCACGTCCAACGTCAGGCGCGGCGTCGTGCCTGGCGTGTACTGGTTGCCGCACGCCAACCTGGGCAGCTACACCGGCTTCGCGCCGCGCGACACGGTGCCGGGGCCGGGCGCGCTGTCTGCACGCCGGTTCATGCATTTGTTCGTCGGGACCACCAGCAAATCCGGCGCCATCTTCATCGACTCCACGGGGCCGTGGCGATGACCCACCACGCATCTGTCGTCACCGAGCTGGTGGGCGCATTGCCCATCGAGCGCAACTTCCGCTTCGGCAACACGCCGCGCGGCCATGTGGCCGACGTGGTAAAGGTCAACGGCGCCGCCCCCGTGCTGGCCTACAAGGTGCGCCTGTACCGCGCCGAGGACGGCCTGCTGGTGGCCCAGACCTGGAGCGCGCCGGCCACCGGCGCCTACAGCTTTGGCGACCTGGAGCTGGATCAAACCTACGTGCCCGTGGCGCTGGACCACACGGGCACGCACAAGCCCGTGGCCGCCGGGCCGCTGACGCCCGAGGCCGAGGCATGAGTGCGGGCGAGCTGTCGTTTGGTGCGCCCCAGAGTGGGGTGCTGTCGTTCGGCATCGTCAGCCGACGTCCGCTGGTGTTGCTGGACGACGGGCGCATGAGTGAGATGCCTTTTGGCGAAACCCTGCAGCCTGCCACCATGCCGCCCGACACGACGTCATGGGCGAATCTCCCCGGTATGCCTGCCGTCATCGCCGCTGGTGCAGACGCTGCCGCAGCGCGCGCGGCTATCGGGGCTGCCGCTGCATCGGGCGGCGACGTGGTCGGCCCAGCATCTGCGACGGATGGCATGGTTGCGGCATTCGATGGCGCCACCGGAAAGTTGCTGAAGGCCGTCACCCTCACCAACACCGACGTCGGCGCCGCCCCCGTCAACACCGCCCTTACCGACGCCGCCGCATCAAGCACCCTGCCCGCCACCACGTCCACGGCGCTCACGGAGCTACTGCAGACCGTGCGCAACTGCCTCAAGTGGCTGGTGGGCAACACCGTGCAGCTCACCGGCGCGCAGACCATCGCCGACGTCAAGACATTCACCGGCCGCAGCGTGCATGCCGGTGCCTACACGCCCAGCGCCACGCCTGCGCACAGCGCCACGCCGACGTTTGATTGCGCCACCGGAAACGTCTTTGAGCCTGCGGCGATGACCGGCAACGTCACCAGCATCACCCTGAGCAACGCCGTTGCCGGGCAGACGGTGCAAATCCGTTTCCAGCAAGATGCGACAGGCGGCAGGACCTGCGCCGTGCCCAGCGGGGCCAAGATCGACGGCAGCATCAACACGGGTGCCAACCGCGTGAGCTGGCTCATCATGACCTACTCCTACCGGGGCAGCCGGTGGGAAGGAAACTTTTTGCAGGTGCCTGAATGACGTTCGCTGTTCGACCAATTGGCCTGGTTAAAACCGGCTTCGTCTGGCGCCCGACGATCAGCTCAGACGTCACCAACTGGGTGCTCTACTCGCAGGCCCTTGCGGCCGGCTGGGACGGCGTGGTGCCGCTAGACGCCGAGGTGACAGTTGCCAGCGGCATCGTGCTGTCGGCCAACTCCACCAGCCTATACGGCTTTGACACCGGGTCAGGCTTCCCGGTGGGGACTTCGCTCAAGCTCATCATGCCGGGCTACGTGTGCGGCATGGGTGGGGCCGGTGGTGCAACAAACACAGCCGGCAGCAACGGCGGCCCGGCCCTGCGGGCGCAGCACGCGATCACCATCGACGCGCTTGGTGGCGTGACGGCGGGTGGTGGTGGCGGCGGTGGTGGTAGTCCTTACGGGGGTGGTGGTGGTGGTCGCACCGGGCGCATTGATTCTGCGGGCGGAACAGGAAGTTTTGCAGGAGCCGCAGGAACGTTCTCCTCCGGTGGCGCTGGTGGTTTTGGCGGCGGTGCTGGCGGCACAACAGGTCCGGGCGGCGCTGGCGACTTTGCAAAATGTGGTGGTGGCGGCGGCTGGGGTGCTTCTGGCGGTACTGCTGGCAGCAATGCAGGCGGCACTGGCGGCGCTGCCGTGGTCGGCAACAGCTACATCACCTGGATCAACACTGGCACGCGCTACGGGAGCATCACGTGACCCTGCACCTCCTTCGCCTTCGCCTGCTGCAATCGCGCCCCGTGCGCCGCTGGTGCGCCCTGCGCGCCCGTGCGGCAAAGTGGCTGTTCGGCACGCCGACCACGGTGCTCGAAGTGCTGAACGCCGGCATGCTGCTGGTGTGGGCGCTGGCGGTGCTCGATGACCGGCTGATCGCGCTGCCGCTGTACTCGACGGCCTTCCGGCTGTACACGTCGAGTTTGGCC